CTCGCTTTTCGTTCAGAAGTAAATTGACTTTATTGATTTCACGTGTGTTTCGAAAGATACTTACCCCCCACCTCTCACTGCCGCCGCTTCCTGACGCTAGTGCCTCGTACCATGTCTTCCACTTTCTACTCCTACCCATGTACGACGACCATCCTCCACCATTCCTGGCCTTAAACACTTCAGCACCCCTTCTCTCCTCGCTCACGTCTAGAAGACGGCTGGCCTGACTGAAGAAGTGCCGCGTCGGCTCCTCACCTATCAACGCCTGTGATACCCTCTCCAACTGAAAAGACAACGGATTATCCACGATCGCGTCCCTCAGAACATTCGCTAACGGCGTTTTAGCTCCTTTCGGAGAGAGTAGCTGCAACGCCGACTCCGTATGTTCACGCCATGGCTCTCCTGACGGGTCCCAATGCCGACCAAGAAATTTCGGTGTCTCTATATCCCCGACTTCACCATAAAAGTCGTTATAGACATCGAATTCTTTAATCACCAAACCAAACCTGTCCGAGATGACCCCGGGTAAACGTCGGAGAATCTCTGAGCTCGTCTGTGTCGCTCCAATGATCGAATCATCTCCACAGACGCGAATAGTCGAATTCCGTGTGTCTTCTCCCATGAGTTCCAGCCCCTCAACAATCACGATATAGTTGATGACGGTCCCAATCAACGAAGTCCAGATACTACCCGACGGTAAACCCCGCTTCTTCAAGAAGACATGCCGGTCCGGCATGACTACGAGGCTCGCCGTCAAATATTCAAGGACGTATGACAACCACGCTTCTCTTTTCACCTCGTCTTCTCGCGTCTCACACTTGAACGCGTACGAGATTACTTCGAGGGCACGCCCGATCAGCTTCTTTCCAATCGTTGTGTCAAATCGAGAATAATCCATCTCCAACCAATTCCTATGACCATCAAGTTCCTCACCGAGCTTGCGCCAATCCGCATGGTATGGACCGACGCCTAACACCGCCGGCGTCTTCGAATTCTTCAACATGTCAAGCACCGCCCGTACCGGACCTGCCGAAATCGCTTCCTCCTCTGCCGTCGGCATAAGCACTAACCGCGCTGGCTCATCCTTAAGCCACTTACTGACCGACATCGGCTTTTCGCGCCCTCCTGCGTAAAACAGGGGCGGTGAAACGCTACGCCAATCACCTCGTGCGAAAGTATCCCAGGCCTCTCCTGCCAATGATCGCGCCCAACTCCAAGCTTCTCTTTTCTTGCCTGGTCCGTACTGAGGTCCTGCGAATGCGTTCGGGTTAGCTGGCTCAGCTGGGATCCCGTCACAACCGGTTGGCATTGTGACGCTGATCTTTGTAAACCCGAAAGCACGTGCTATCTTCTTCGACGGAACGTTGAACTTCACATCCGCGATTCGCAACTTATGCGGTGCGAGAAACTCACTCAATCTCGTGTACTGATCTTTCAAAGTCACTTGCTTCCTCACTCTTAAGTCTGTATGCTCAAGTCTAGCCAAATACTCTGCCGCGTAGACGGTGTCGGACCTTACAGTCGTCATTCTACGCACGCTTCCAAAAGGACGCGGTGCGTAACCTACG